TCTTCAATCGGTGGCGTGCTATTCCATTTGTTGACTACTTTCTCAACTCGCACCCAATCTTTACCCTTTTTTATCCATTCGTATTGAGGTTTCAAAGCAAGGGAAATTTAAACAATCCTTTTTTATATCTATAAATTAAGTAAATGATTATAATTAATAAGAACCACCAATACCAAGTTTGCAATATAAACGTACCCCAGTTGAACTGTTCTTTATAAACTATCTTTGTGCTTTCAATCTTATTTACTTCAATCTCGTTTGTAAGCGAATCAACAACGATTTTAGACACGCTTTTCTCATTTACAACTATTGTGTTATCTTTTCTTTTTTTCTTGCTTATACGAGCGTTTCTGTATTTAGTTACTTTACCCTCATTATTGGTTATTTCGATTGGCTGGGTTGTATCGACTGCCTCAATTACGATTTCATCTGTTTCAACATCATAAACCAATACCTTTTTATCAATAGAAGTGCTATCGGTTTTGACTACTGCAATAGTTGTAGCGATGCTGTCAGTTTTCTTTTCTTCTTTGTTAACTGTTTTCGCTCCGCAAGAAGTTAGTAAAATTGCCAGTAATAGTGTTGTTAGTTTCATTTCAATTTAGTTTTAATTATTTTACGATATACTTCATTTACAAATTCTCGGTTTTGCCCTCTTGAATAGTAAAAATTCATTACTTTTTTTATACGTTGGTAGTGTGTTTGGCTCATATTAAAATAAATGCGTTAATCTTTGTAGCTGACCGTGTTCAAAATCGTGTATAAATCCTTCTACTGCCTTTGGTGCGTGCTGATATCCATTTCTGTGATGCCAGCTATCTGTACCACTCGGAGAACGTAAAGCCTCAACACATACACTCATATAATCTTTGCTTATCTTATGATGAAAATGATGAATATAAAAATACCTATGATTACAATCTTGCCAATGTTTACTTTCGTGCGCCATAAGTAAAGCCAAATCACTTTCCTTTGCTCCATCTCCGTGAGTAGTGCCTATTAAATTGTTCCCATATTGGTAATACTTTCGATGTGAAATGCTACAATCAAAAGTAACGTGTTTACAATCTTTAAAATGCGCTTCAATAATCTGCGCTAAAAAGAAACCATTTGTATAATCGTGATTGCTAGGGTTAAAAACTACGTGAACATCTGCTACAACCACCATTAACTCAATTATATCAACATAAAGTTGTTTGGCGATTAGAAAATTATCAAACCACATTCCATCAGTATCTTGAGGTGTTCCGCTTGTTGTTGTTCTTTTAGAATTGTCGATGTGTAAAATATCGTTTCCTATAACGAATAAAATCTTATCTATGCTATCTGTCGGTAGTTCTGCTAATAGTCCGTTACAACCCTCTAAAACACGTTTAACCGCTATTTGATTGTTATAATCTTCTCCAGTTTCAAATGCGCTACTTAATTTGCCTATGTGAATATCAGCGGGAGAAAAGACAAATAGTTTTTTCTTTATATTTTTAGACCGTTCAATCTTTGGATATTTTGGCGTATAGTCTTTTAGGTTATCAATTAACTTTGTGCGTAGCTCTTGTAAGTCTTGTGTAACTTCTTCAACGTAGTTAGGATTTTTTACAAATAAAGATGCTTCTTTATTCTTTACCCAAAGATGTTTAACGTTGGTATTGGGTATATCTAGGTTATTTGTTGCGTTGTAAATACCCTCGTGATTGTCGCAAATTCTTTTTAAATTTCGCTCTAAATATTTACCAAAAGATTTTTTATCTGCTTCATTTAGGTCATCATCAATTTTCCTTATAATCTCAATCTTTTTTAAATCTCTAGTTGCATTGTTTACTATTTCAAGTATGTTATTGTCGTAGATACTCCATTTTGATTGCATAAGTTTGTTGTTTTAGTTTCAACAAATATAACCTTTTATCTACGCAAAATACAAATTCGCCTCTTTTGTGCGTCGTTTGGTCAGTCCATCGAGTACTCGACCACCCGCTTTATTCCAAATTAAAAACGAGTTTCTAATTGTCGGATCACTAGGGTTAACATTGACCTTTTTCAATAATGAACTTTTAGCAAGACCACCTAACCCAATATTATAGGCTAGGGATACAATAGCGTTGAACTGGTTTTGATTGATATTTGCCTTAATCATTTTGTCAACATCAGCTGCAAATTTATTAGCCGTTTCTTTGAGCATCCATTTTGCAGTAGCCAAACTAATTGGCTGGTCTTGCATCGTAACTTTTTTTGAACTCGGATAAAATGTTGCTCCGTAACCTATTGTAGCAACTTTTGCGCTACATAAATAAGGAACTAAACTCAACCCCTCAAACTCTTGAATTAACTTATAACCATTTTCGTCTAGCTTGTTCATTTTGCTAATTTTTTATGTTTGTCAAAATCTTCTTTTAACTTAGAATATAAACCTTTTAAACTTTCGTGGTCTTTGGCTAACTCGTTATATTTATCGGTTAACTGTCTATGTAATTTTTCCCAATTTTGAGATTTCTCGACCTCTTTTGCATAAGACATCTGAATGTTATTGAAGTCGGTTTGTAAGGTAAGATTGTGTTTTTTTATTTCCACTACTTCTAACATAACTTCATCCATTCGATTTTTGTAGACAGTTAAAAAGTCGTCATACATTACTTTCATTGTTGAAACGGCATCTTGTCTAGCTTTTGCTTTTCCCCCAAAAAACCACGCAATAGGAGCTGTTAACGCTGCCAATATTGCTTGCCAATACTCGATTAAAAAATTCATTCCTTAAAATTAAAAATTAAAAATAAAACTAACTACTACCCCCATAACTAGGAAAAATTCCCCTACCCATAAATCTTTTGCGCTTTCAAAACGTTCTAACTCGCCAATTATTCTGTCGTGCGCTTGTAAAGCTTCAAAACTCCACAAACCAACGTAACCGATAAGACTAGGTACAAATATTTTAAACGCTATTTCTGTTGCAACGTATGTGTCGCTAATTGTGTCGCCAATTGTGCAATATAATGCACACCCAATTACGAACGCAATCGGAGCGTGTAAGTGCCAACGGTTAACTATAATTCTGTCAAAACTTTTTAAGTCTTGTAAAATGGATTTTAGTAGTTTCATATCTAAGGGTTTAATATTGTTAAAAGTTCGCTTTTTTCTTCCTCTGTCATTGTTTCAACTTGCTTTGTAACTAGGTCAATTATTATCTCGTTCGCTGTCAAAGTTGTTGGCGTTACTTCCGCTATTTCTTGCTCAGTTGCATTTTCATAAAAAACACTATTTTCAAAATCCCAATAAGCTACTACAAATTTATCTTGCAATAAATTATCAATTGCTATTTCGTTTTCTTGCAAATCAATATCAATTGATGTTGCATACAAAACTTTACCCGTGTTTATGTTAATTATTGTTTTCATTTAATTTAATTTCATTTTTTGAACGGTTGCTTGTTTACTAGTTGCAACAGTACCTACTACATCGTTTTGTGTTGTATAAATTAAGAATATATTAGCTGTTGGGTCTACTGTTAAAGTTGTAGATGCTCCGAACAAAGCTTCGATAAATTCGTTGTTTATTTGCGAATTTGATGTACTACTTACGAGAAAATCTAAAGTTGTCCCGTTTAAATAAAGTTTTCTGTTAAAAGACGCATTTCGGTTACTTCCCAATGTTAAAAAACCAATTAAAGTTGCACCCGATAAGCTATTTGCGCTATTAACATACAATCTTAAAGTACACGAACCGCTATTGGTTTTGAAATAATCCATAGTACTCCAAATAAAACATTTTGAATCTAAAGTATTTGCGGGAATTGTTAGGCTTGTAAGTATTGTTTCCGAAGTTGTACCTGTTACAGAACCCGTGCCGTTAGTTATTAATTTACGTGTGAATTGTAACGCATCAAATACTGAATTTTGACTAGGTGCAACCGTTGTAACACCGTCTGTAATACTATCTTGAATTATTGTTTTGTTTTCCCAAATATTAGTCGCAGAAGTATAGGTTAACGCTTGACCGTTTGCAGCAGTAGTTATTTTAACATTGTGCAATTCATTTAATTCATAACCGTTATCCACCTTTACAAAGATTGTCCCTTGCGTTGCGTGTGCGTGTACTACATAACCAACAATTACTAAATGATTTGGAGCTACTGGTTTAACTTTTGTAACTCTACCTGCAACCGTTGGCGATAAATATAAAATATCCCCATCAGCCCAAGTTTCAGATTGAAGCGAACCCGTTGTATCTATGTTTCTTATAAGTCCGCTAGTCGTTATAAATCCCTCTTGATTGTTGTTAATTGTTTCTGTAACTAAACCTATAGTTCCAGCAGATAATGTGTCTGTTGTAGCTTGTGCTAAATCAACTTTTAATCTTTGACCTTGCGCTCCAGTAACCCTAACCGCTTGATAATTTGCTTCTAATAGGTTTACGTTAGTAGCAGTTTTATTTACTACTCTAATAACTTGTTCTTGACCTATTTGTAGTGTAACATTACCGCCTTTTAAAATTAAATCTACCGTACCATCATTATCATTATAAACCATTGAACCAGCAGTTGTAGGTATATTTGTCGGTGTATTGTCAAACTCGATATTTCCAGTAAGTAAACCGAACTCTCCTAAATCAACATCTTGCGTAGCACCTGTATAAGGAACGCCACCGCCACCGCTTGACTTATTCCAAACGTTTAAAAGCCAAACAGACCCCGCACTTGCTTTTTTCAATTCGCAAAAATCCCCAACGTTTAAAGTTAACGTAGTAATATTTTCAATTAAATAATAGCAAGCTGTACCCGCACCAAAGTTTAAAGTTGCAGTTGCATTTATATCAGAACTATCACTTACAAAAAATTGAATTAAACTATTAATAGGAAACAAATCTAAATCATCATCAAGTGTCATTGTCATTCCACCCGAAATTACAGAATATTTTAAACGGTCTGCAATTTCAAAATCTCTGTCTGCTTCGATTTGTTGAAACTCTTTATCCCCAACTGTTAAAACTTGCGTTAGGTTTGGAATAAAATTATTGTATATTTCCCAAACCGCTGCGCCAGTACTTGCATCGCTACATTTGTAAGTAGTGCCATTATCTAAAGTCCAAAGTGAATTAACTTTAAATCTTAAAGTAACATCAAAACTAGAATCAGGAATTACATCAAAGCAATTTGTTGAGTGTCTTATAAATCCGCTTTGGTCAAATACGTGTCTAAATCCACTTTGCCACATATCTTCGTATTGATTTGAGCAAATCCTAGAAATACCACCATCGCCACCAAAGTCATAAGTTCCTTTTTTTAGCAAAGATGTATTCTCTAACTCAATTGCATCAGCATCGTTTATAAGTATGTTTTCGCCACCAGTTGTATTGCCTAAAACTAAAGTTTGTGCTAGTGTTTGATTGCCACCACCGCCACCGCCAGTAGTTATATTTACAATATATTCGTTAGGCTCTGCAACAATCGTAACATCATACGTTGTTGTCGTTACTGCTATATCTATTTCTGTTGCCATTATCTAGTAATATCACATTCAATTAAAAACTCTCCTTTAATCCAAGTATAAACATCGTTGTCCGCTTCTTTGATTTGGATATCATATCTGTAATTTGCAGCGTCAATATCAATGATCTGTTTATTGATTTTAAATTGTCCTTGCGCAGCATTTGTAATTGTCAATCCTGCACTTGCAACGGTTGTTAAATCTAGCGCAATTATACCTCCGCATTCAGTACGTAACTGCATACGAATTACAAACCCCGTAAGATTCAAATCGACGTTATCAATTTTAATTCTAAAACCGACTTCTTCAAACGTGTCGCCTTTGTAATGTTGGAAGTTTAATCCTGCCATCTTCTACTTTTTTTAAAAATATTTCTAGTTTCTTTACGTTTTCTTTTTTCGGCTCATATTGCCTTTTACAAATACCATCCGCCATAGTCTGCATTTTTATCAGGGTAAACATCGTTATTTGAATTACTTAAATACTCAGGAAAATCGCTGCTATTAAAACACATAAAATCAATAAACCTACGTGTATAATTTTGCGCTGTATCACGTGCTTTTTCAATTAAGAAATCAACTTCGCTTTTATCCACATTTTGACTGTTTTCAGCACCGTGTTTATACAATCCTTTATTTCCTATAATATAAGATGCATAAGGCAAATATTCAACCATAGTCCATTGTATAACCATTGGTTTAATATAGTCGTTTACAAGCGACAAATAAGGCTCTTGCAAATCACTATCTAATATATCATCACTAATTTTATTAAATAGTTTAGTGCCTAAATAATTTTGAATGTAAATATCTTGCGCTATTTTAACGAACTGAATAAATTTATCTACATCAACGTTTCCGTTTAATGCAGTGAATCTTTTTACATCGTCTGTACTTACAAAAATTGCTATTGCCATAGTTTAATTAGTTTGGGTAAAATCCCTCGTTAGGCATATCTTTAGGCATCATTGCTACCTCTTTTGGGTTTCTAACTCTATATCCTGCTTGTTCTGCTTTTGCTACTGAAATAGTTGTAGCGTTTGGATTTGTAACATCTACTTTTACACCGCTTACATAAGTTTGACGCACCCATTTATGATTGCATCTAGGTCCACCTTTGTAAAGGAATAAATTGTAAGATTGTCCCTCGTGTCCAAATCCTGCGTTAACTGAATTGCTATCTGTATTAATAATATCCTCTTTACGATAAATCTTATCGGTAGACATCATTTTTTTACAGAAATCTCTTTGAGGGTTTGTGCTTCCAGTATATTTATAACGAGTTATAAAATTTAAACCCTCGATTTTTTTATCTTGTTCGCTTTTGCTGTTTGGTCTAGCTGTTATCGCTTTTGCAAACTTTTGAAATAAACTAGGATTTTGTTCTTTGTTCAATCTTTCAATCTCGGCATCAAAATCATTTTCTAGTTCTAAATCAACATCACTTTCATCGATTAAAATCCAATCAGCACCAACACTTTCACCTTTATTAATTAAAGCGTCTGCAAATTCAAAAGGTGTTTCCACTTCGCTAGATAATGCGGTTGGCGCAGGTGTTGCTTTTGTAAGTTCACCATCTACGCTTAAAGGTTGCAAAGAAGTAAAAATTAAATTCAAACTTGTTTGCGCTTCAATCTGAATAATATCAAGCGTGTCAAGTATCATTTGTTGAAACGGTTTGATAGTCATATTTTCATATAAGATATGACTATTTTTTAATTCATCGGCATTACTAGAAAATCCAGTACTTGTAGCAATTCCAAATAATAAAGGCGATGTTACATTATGCCCCAACATAATTTTGTGCATCGCCTCCTCACTTACATATTTATAATGTTCTGGAGCATCGTTTAAAGGTATGCTATCAACGGTGGTTTTTTTAGTTTCATCTGAATTAAATCCTATAACTACCTTTTTCCCATTTGCTCCCGTTAATGTTCTCTCAGTTTGAGAAACCATTAACTCCATTTTTTCAGGATCAGGCACACCATTATTAAAATTAACAACCGTTGTAGGACTAAAAGAGTTTTGCACCTCGTTAATAAGGTAATCTGCCACCTCTTTTTCTAGCACACAATAAGGTAAAGCACCGTAATAATCTACGTTTGAGTAGTATTTTTGTCCTACGGTGTAATTTCCACCCTTTAAAATTTGTATTTGACCGCCAAAACCAAAGGCAGGAATTGGTTGTGGTGGGAATTTTTTAGTATCTGCCCAATTATCTGAATAAAACCACGTGTCTATTTCGCCTTTTTCATTGCATTTCCCCGCTCTTAATAACTGAAAAGGCACGTGTTCAACTTGCACAAGTCTTTTCTGACCGTCATAAATCATTTGA